CTCCAACATAAGCTACAATAAAGTTATTTATAACATCATTAAGTTTAGTGTAAGCATATGATCCCCAGTTATCTTGAACAGTTTCACCGTAAGCATCTTTGTTGCCGTAATTACCACCTGTTTCAGTTTTTAATTGAACTATTAAACCAACACCTTGATCTAAGTCTTCTGCTATTGTTATTGTATTTCCAGAAACCGCATAAGTTAACACGTACTCCGTGTAAGTTAAAGAACCTATATCTGCTTTGTATAACTTAAAGTTATTTAAAGCATAGCTTGTGTCTAATGGGTTCCATGCGGTTACGCCTCCAAAAACTAGTTCAGTATTAAAAGTGGCTGTGAACTGTTGATTAGGTGCGTCGGCTGGTACTATAAATTTTTGAGAACCAGCATAATACTGTTCATTGGTTTCTGTTATAAGTCCCATTTATTAGCTTTTTTGATTTATTTCGTTTTGTTGTATTTCTTGAGCAGCAACTTGTATGATTTGAGGGTCTCTAATTATTATACCAGAATAAAATAATATTCTAGTTATAACCTCTACTTGCTCTGAAGCATTTAACTCAAAATTCTGAGAAGAAGAACCGCTTGAGTACAAGTACTGTCCTACTGTACCTAAAGTAAATCCCCATGTTACATTTCTAGGCTTTCTTATAAAGCTGGTAGAAACATCTGATATTATAGTCGTAGGTCTTACGGTTAATTGTTTTGACTCGTATAAATAAGTAGGAAAGTCTTTAGTAGATGCTGTTAGTGGAGATTTTTCTATATTGTAGAAATCATTTCTAGCCAAACGCTGTAGTTCAGTATCAAACCCAGCTGGTGGCGTAAATATAGGTGTTCCTAATTTGTAAAATGAAACTTGATCGCCAACAGGCTCTGCACCTGTATATACAACTTCATTATCTTCAGCATCGGTTTCTGGTAAGTCAAATTTTTTGGTTGTGGTACTGTAAACACAGTTACCTTCAGTTTTAAAAGGAGAAATCTTTTCATCAATACTCATTTGTCTATCAGAGTAATCATAATCAGATTGTGGCACTCGTAGTTGTTGGTTTAAGTCTTCGAAGTATTGTTCAAATATATCGAGTTGAACTTGTGTAGCTGTTTTATTAAACTCGTCAGGCGTCATATATCCACGCTGCTCTTTGTTTAGTATTAATAAAACTGTCTTATATACTGTATCTACGTTTATTGCCATTTTATTTATTTGTTATAATACAATGGAGACCACGATTAGTAGTCTCCACTATATTAGTATTACTTGTTTTTATAGATTTTTCTCTATAGATCTGTAGATTTCTACACCTTCATCGGTTTTAAGGAAGGCTGCAAATGCAGAGTAAGGGTTTTCATCAAATGGAACATTCATTAATTTTCTTCCGTTTGACCCCCAAGCAAATGTTCTTTGATCTTGAGATAATTTTATAAGTCCAGCTTCTGACGCTCTAATTGCAAAGTTTCTTAATTGCACGTTATCGTCATTAGCTAACTCTATGAACATTTCAGGATTACTTCTAGCAAACAATAGTAAATCTCTTTTAAGCTCCTTAGAACTCATCTTAGCAACAGCAGAACCAAGTTCTACTCTTAATATTGCTTCAGCATGGTCAATATCCATTTCTTTAGCAGCATTCATTGCTTCGATTTGAGAGTTTAATATATCTAAATCATTTTCAGCTACTTTTACAGGACTAAATTCGCTATATATTCTTCCTCTTAAAGGGTGATACAGAGACAATAGTTTTTGTAAGTTTTGTTTTTGCTTAGGCACAGTTAGTGATCCGTCTCTGAATACAATATGACCTAATGTAGCTTCTCCTTCTTGTTCGTTTTTAAATATAGACGCGTGATTCGTCGCGTATCTTATTTCTTTTTGCTCTCCAATTTCTTCATCGAAGAATAACAAAGAGTGTTTTGTAGTATGTTTAGATGGTATAGTCAATGTTAGTGGATTAATACCTCCTTTTAATACATACGTTCTATCTTTTATTTCCCACTTTGGTTTAGCAGGTTGTACTGGTGTAGATGCTTTTTTAGTCTCTACGATTGGTTGAGGTGCTACCTCGACTTTTTTAGCTGTAGCTTGTTTAGCCATAATATAATAAAATTTAATAGTTTAATAAGGGTAATAATTACCCCCGTTGATATAACGAGGGTAAGAATTACATAATAATTATACTCCTTGGAATAATACAAAGTTGTTAGCTCCTTGTACACATAAACATCTTTCTGATAAGAAGTTTACTTCCATTGCATCTAGGTCAGAACTTACAGCTCCTCCTGCAGAACCAGTTAACCAAGTCTTCATCTTTCTGTCGTCAGCTTGTGAAGCTCTATAACGTACGTGTAAGAATGGACGTCTGATATTAGTTCCTAAGATTTGATCATAAACAGTAGAAGTTCCTGCAGGTATTAATACACCTTCAACACTTGCTACAGCTCCTTGAATAGCTCCACGAGTAGAAGCATCGTTTAAGTATTTCCAGTCAGTTTTGTAGAAGTCGTAAGAACCTCTTCTGAAACCAGAGAAACCTAAGTTCAATGCCATGTCTTCAGAGTTTTCAAATACTCCATAAGAACTACCACCTGCATAAACACCGCCTGTTGCAGCACCTACACCAGCTAGCATATCATCAAAGTCTAAAGATGTTTGTCTGTTTAAGAATAACATGTTTTCTTCAATAGCTCCTTGAGTATCTAAGTTTTTCAAGATCTCGTCAAATGTAGCTAATCCTCCAGCAGCAGTAAACCCTACGTTAGTGTTACCTCTATCTTTGATAGCAGCAAATAAACCTTGAGTACCTTTTACTCCAGCGGTAGCAGCTCCAGATCCAGCAGCAGCTTTTTCTCCTTCTACTACAGACATTTCTAAATAGTCTTCAAAACGTAATCTAGTTTCAGATTCAGCTTTTAAATACCATAAATATCCAGAAGTTCCGTCTTCAGTTGCAACTTCTACCCATCCGATTTGTGCCATGTCAGATCCAGATACTACGTATTTGTTTCTAATGATAACTGGTGAGTTAGAGAATTGAGTAAAAGAAGGAGTAATAGTTTTATAACCACTTACATCTGCAGCTCCAGTAGAGTTAACTACGTTAGATCCTTTTCCATACTCAGAACCGTATACGAAAATCTTTAATCCAGTACCAGCTAAAGCCCCAGTAGTAGCAGCAGTATAAGGCGCTACTTCTACAGTTGCCAATACTCCAGCTTGAGAAGATTCAGTAACTAAAGCTTTTAATTCTAATCCAGCTGGATCTAAAATTACAATAGTTTGGTTTTTAGAAATAACGTTTTCTACGAAAGCATCTCCTGCTCCACCTACAGCGAAAGTAAGAGTGTTTGTTCCATCGTTAGATACGTCGTTATATGCTACGTGCAATCTGTTTTGTTCAGACCAAATTACTTGATCAGAAGTCATTGGCATTTCTGCTCCTACCATACGTAAGAATCCAGATAATGTTCTGTTTCCATAACGCTCTACTTCTTGTTCGTAGATCTCAGGTAAATACTGTTGTGCGAATGAGTTTGAATCTCCTGCTCCTGCACCACCGTTAAATGATAAGAAGTTAGATTCTAAAATTTGTTGTTTTTGACTCGGTTTAATTGAACCGAATGCTGGTGTTAATGCCATAATTTTAATTTTTAATTGTTAAAAGTTCTTTTTTTAATTTTTAGTTTTGAGGAATCGGCTCCACTAATCGACTTAACTTTTAATCCATTTACAAAAACACTACCACTAGAAGTTTGTCTTGGGTCTGTCTTAATGTTTTTAGATTTAGCTACAACGTTCTTTACAGCATCAGCTTTACCTTGCTCATAAAAGTGTTGCGCTATAGTATCAGCGTTCCTAGCGGCGTACAGAGCTTTGTGATAACCTTTAGCGTCTGATATGTTTCCTTCTTTATCTAGGAACTTCCCTATAAAGTTTGAAATATCAGATTGTGCTTCAGCAACCTCGTTAACATTTTTTACTCCGTATCTAAATTTTTTCTCGCCAACATTGAAATCAAAACCTTTGAAATCGTTGTTAAGTAAATTCTTAGTTCTTTGTAAGAAATTGTTATGCTTTTCTTCTGCAGCTTTTTGATCCTCGTTGAATCTGTTAAAAAAGTCATTTGCTTTTTGTTGTTCCTGAGTTACGCCGGGTCTCAACTTGATTTCGTCGTAATATTTACTCTTGGTCTCTTCTAAAAAGCTTTTGGCTTTAGCAACTTCTTCTTTATACGCAAGTTTTTTCCTGCGAATGTCTTTCTCCTCATCTAAGTCTTCATCATATTGGAAATTATCCTCCATAATCAAGTCTAAATCATCTTTATCCAGATAAGGTTTTGATTTTTTATAATATTCTCTAATCAATGTTTTTTCATCTACATTAGAGTAATCAGTGTTTAATCTTACGTAGTCATCGATTGTACCACCTGTGTCTTCCATAAATGAAACTAGTTTTTCGATGTTTTCTGGTAATGCTTTTCCTATTACCTTTTCATCTCTAACAGCTTCAGCTACTTCTTGTTCAAGAGCTTTTGATGTTTCTACTATTTCTTCTTCTGTTATTTCTTGAATAACTCCAGCAGTCTCTTCAACTACTTCTTCAGTAGCTTCTACTTCTTCAACAACTTGTTCAACAACTGGTTCTTTAATCTCTACTTTTATAACATCTGGTATTACTTCGCCTTGGCTTTCTTCCGAAGGTTTAGATAAATCCACTTTTGTTATTTCGTTTTTCTTGCCTAAGTTCTTAGGTCTTTTAGGTTTAGCCTTCATTTTGAAGTCACCCTCTTGTTTTACTTCTGACATAATATAATATAATTAAATAGTTAATAAGCTTACCTAGGATCAAACTGCTCTAAGCCGAAACCTCCTAGGTTGTCCATACCTGCAGACTCAAAGTCTTTTGGTAATGAATCGTTTTGTCTTTGATTTATCAGTTCAGACTGTTGAGTAGCTTGTATTCTAGTTCTCTCGTCTTTCCTGTCTTCAATTTCTTTTTCTTTATTTGTTTCTGCATTTGCATGTACCTGAGCTAGTTGCATCTTGTAATTAAACTCTTCAGCCATCAATTGTTTTTTGATTTCAGCTTCTTGTTGCATTTGCTGTATCTTGAATTGAGATTTACCTTGCTCTATTTGTAACTCTGTTTGAGCTAAAGCTTGTTGCTTTTGTAACTCAGCCATAGCAGCTTTTTCTGCAGACTCAGCATTTGCTTGTGCTTGTGCCTGAATATTAGCTTGTTGCGCTTCTTGCTCTTGCTCTCTCTTCATCTTCTGTCTATTCTTTAGAAACTGATTAGCAAGTTTTAAATTTCTAATCTGTCTAATATCAATAGCGTCACTTAGATTTATACTCTGAGTTTGCAATGCAATTTGTATGTTCTTTTCTAAATTAGCTTTTTCTTCTTCTTCTGGTTCTAATTCTAAGAATATACCGAACTCGTGCATGTTTAAATTTTCGATCTCTTCTAAAGTTGCTACGTTTACAGAATTTATAGAATTCATCAAAGCGTTTTTAGTAAGAGGGAAGTTTAACATATCCGCTACTCTTAAGCTTATATTCTCACATGTCCTAACTGTTATATACATTAAAGACTGTAACACGTGCTTAGTAGCTACGTTTGAATTAGCTGCTGCTAGTTTTTGTAAACCTACAAGAGAATCTTTAGCTGGCATACTACCATCTCTAGCTTCATTTAAACCTGTTACATCTCTTATCATCTGTAAATAGTATTGATAAGTTTGAGTAAGAGCTTGTATCTTATTAATACCAGACGAAGAGTTTAATTCTTGAATAGGTACTTTACCTCTGTTTGGATCACCATCTTGAGTTAAAGATCTACCTATAATACTACCAGTTTGGAAGTACATATTTAAAGCTTCTTGTGGATTATAATTTGTACCGTTACCTAAATCGACTTCAGCTAAACCATCAACATCAACAAAAACACCATCAGGCACCATCTTAGATAATACTTGTTGTATTTTTAAATGAGTAATCTGTATCATATCAGCAAAGCCAATACACTTGCTAACGATACTATCTATTCTACCTTTGTACATTCTAGGAGCTGACAACGAGTAATTCATCTCAACTTTAGTTTGATCGCTATAAGGTCTAGTCATATTCTCAGCTAGTTCCCATTTAAGCATTTTATTGCTACCTAAAACCTTAGCTCCACTATATAGTACTTCTATTGATCTTGATACTCTCTCAAAGTTATCACTTTCTGGTGGATCAAACGTATCAGGCTTTTCAAGAGCTTTTTCAAGTCCTTGATCTGTTTTCTTTATTTTAAATACTTGGTTAGAGTACGTTTTATATTCAAAGTATAAAACCTGTACACTATCATAATTATCATCTTGACCATTGTATTGTCTAGTGTAATTACTGTCTCCAGGTTGTTTTTGTATTTCTTCTAGTTCAGAGTCTGTCAAGTCAGAGAATTGTTTCTTTAATTCCTGTAATGAAATACCTTTAACTTCACCAACATAGTATATGTCTTCAAAGTTAGGGTCTTCAGTATAAGAATAAACTAAGCTAGCAGGATCAACGTAATCTACTACAACTCCTTCAGATAAGTTAAAGCTAGTTTTAGTAGCACCAATACCTAGTATTGTTAAATCTTGAGCAACTCTTTTCTTTACTTCTTCGTATCTATTAAACTCTAATATGTTATCTATAACTTCTTCTTCAGCAATCTCAACAGCTTGTTTGTAGTTTAGCTGTATAAATAAATCTAGTTCTTCTCTAGACTCAGGTAAATTAGATGGATCATTAGTTGAAAACAAATTAGTACCAAGCTTGTTTTGTATGTCTTCAAGCAAAGGTTTTGCGTTCATATCTCTTATGATACCTTTAGTATAATCAGTTCTATGTTTTAAAGCGTATGGATCAGTTGCAAAAGATTTAATCTTATAACCTTTGTCAGTCATACCGTTTACAACAATATCAACAAATTTTGATAATACAGCTACAGGTTGCCAGTCTAAATTTAAATAAGACAAATCGCCGTTAATAGACATTTCATCTTTGTATTTTTGAACAGACTGCTCTCCTCTAGCGTAAAGACGTAACCTATGAAAGCTTTGCCAGTTATTACCAAATCTTCCACCTGCACCAGCACCTCTGTCTCCACGGAACCATTCGTTCTCTATAGCTCTACCAACTGCATGTCCGTATTCTAAACTTTGTTTCTCTGCATCAGATACTACCTGACTTGGAAATGTACTGTTTACATTTTTGTAAATCATTTATTGTATTATTTTTGAAGTAAAGCCTTTATTATCGTATCTACCAAAAGATACAGCAACAGGTTTCTTGTTTTGCTTAAACACTGGCGTGTATTTGTTTTTGTTACAAGCCATTATAGCTAAACCAGAACTTATAGTTGCATCAAACTTTGTTCTATTGTTTATGTCAAATTTTGCCCACTCTTCTAAGGTTTTTTGGAAAAACATATTTCCATAACCTCTTTCAGTAGCGCCTACGTAATCGTTTATATATGATTCAATTGCAGCTGCATGAGCTTGTTTAATATCTTCACTAGAGTTTGGTATACCACCTATTTCTTTTTCTGTTGTTGATAATTTAGCAAATACCTTATCTGGTCTGTTTATAGAGAAGCCTCTATAACCTCTTCTTTTAAAATAGTATAACAATCTAGGTTTATTATTCTCTGCTAGTATTGGCATGCCATAAAATATGCAAGCCATTAGTACGTCTTCAAAAAACATCTCAGCTGTCTGAGGTCTAGCTATGTACTCTAGAAAAAACATATTAATTGGAGCGTCTTCCATACTGAATTTAGTTAAACCGTGCAAAGCACCTTTAGAACCTCTGTTGTCTACAGTTCCTGAAATATCATAACTATCACAGCCAAAAGCACCGACGTGTTCATTGCCAGCAAACTTAACCCCATTCTTTACTATCACACGGTTTTGAAGATTTATAGGTGGAATCCAACTAATAAGGAATCTACCGTCTTTATTTGGTGTAAATATAACTCTTGTGTCTTTTACACCGTTCTCCCATTGAAAGCTTCCTCTAGTAACTGTCTTGTTATTAGCAAACTCTTCGTTGTGATCTATTTGCTCGTATATCTTAGTTAAATTAAATAAAGATAATTTAGCTTCGTCTCTAAAAGCGTGTTTCTCTGTTCTTGGAAACTGACGATAATATTCATTTAAACCGTCTTGGTCGTTTTTTAAACCTTCTACTTCATTTTCCCAATGCTCTATAACTCCGTGAGTTATTAAATCGCCGCCAGGGTCTCTAGTTTCTTTTTTTGGGTTATCGAATACAGGTAATCCAAAAGCATCAATGAATCCTTCGTAGTTCCATTCCATAGGTATGAACAAAGAATATAGTCCTGAGCTAGTCTGCCCATTGCGGTTTCTGTTTGTAACATCTGAGGCATAATAAAGTTTTTTAAAGTTCCCACCACCTTTTTCTAAAGCATTAGAGGTTGAACCCATCATACATTTACCAACGATCTTACTACCTAGTCTTAAACAAGTCTTTGTAACTCGCCAGTTATTTAATATATTATCTGGTCGTTCCCATTTTCCACTTTCATCGTGTACTAATAGTTTTAATTTTTCACCATCATAGGAGTTGTCTCCCGTGTTCTTCCAGTCAATAGTCGTATCTAATCCTTCTAGTTCTTCCTCGGTTTCACCTTCGTTAAGTTTACGTCTGGTGAGCCTTGACGCGGGTACTCTATAGGCGAGCTCCGTTTTCGGCCGGTCCATTCCGTCTTGTATTGGTTTGAAGAAAAAGGGGTAATTGCTAGAAATGGGTACAACTTTATCTGTGAACATTTTCTTTGCGTCGGCACCAGATTTGGACAATATCCCAAACCGTGAATCCGTTGATATTGTGGCCATATTAACTGTCTCCCCAGACGCCATGAATGAAAATCCTGAACGTCTATTCTTGAGATACGACATTCCATAACACCTCTTGTCTGCTTTACAAGCTTCCCAGAATATGAAGAATAGTCTGTTTGACTCTCTATAATCTGCTGCCCCAACATCAATCTTGGACCATTGCAAGTACATGTAATGAGTACCAGTAATGTAAGTCGGATTGCCATTGTTATAAAACCAAAAACCTTTTTCTCTTTTTTCAAACTCTTTGTCTATGTATTCGTACCACTCTTCTTTAAAATCAGTTGGATATTTTTCCCAATCAAAAACACTCTTTATCTTAGATAGTTCTTTTGGATATTCCAACTTCGTCCAAACTTGATCTTTTTTATCCTGAGAACATTTGTGAACGTTCTTAGGTTTTAACGGTAATGCTATTTTTAAGTTTTGAATCTCTATGATTTCACCTATAGTTCCATCGCTACTTATTATAACTACATCATACTCAGGGTTATAGCCTTTTTCCCACTTTTTGTATCTATTATTTCTTTTGAGTACTGCTGGCTTTATATGATCTTTTACAGTACGTACTAGCGTTTGCTTATACATTACTTAGATCTACCTTCAGCAAAACCTTTAAAAGATTTTTCTTGTTTAGCATCTTTTGGTTTTTCTTCCAAAAGCTTTTCTTCCTCTTCTATTCTACTAAGTATTTCAAAAGCATCGAAAATAGCTAGCTTCTTTGTAGCTGCAGCGTTTTTTAATCTATCAGCAGAGATATCATCGTCTGAGTCAACTATTTTTTCTTTAGCTACTTGAATTAATTCTTCAACTGCTTTTTGCCCAGCCAGGATTATATTCTTTTTCGTCTCCTTTATATTCATACTTTAATAAAATATCATTAGATTCCATACAGTAAAGTCGTTGATCATCAACTATGAATTCAAACTCTCTATTGCTTTTGAATCCAAGTAAGTCTCCTTCGGCTATTTCTAGCGCTTCTAACGAGCTATTACCAATTTTTAGTATACCAACATCCTTACGCTCTTTATCCATTGAGAAACTATCGTTATTCTCTATTGGCATTAAGAAACATCTGTTACCTACAGGTTTCCATTTACCATTTCTTTTGTATAAATAAATTTGATCTGGTTGGCAAAAATAAAGATTTTCCTTAAAAAGTTTACTACTGTCTACAGCTTCTCCTTTTTGATTGTAATATCTTCTAAATACGTTGTGGTGAATTATAACAATGTCACCAGGTTGTATTGATGTCTTTAGTGATAATGGCACAGTTATTACTTCTGCTGTTCTACTTATAAACTTAAAATTTTCTATATTAGAATTAAGTATAAGTTTTTTACCATTAACATCTATATCATTTTTATATCGTCCTTCTATAGGTTTAACTATAAAGTCAAAAACACTTCTCATTAGTATTTTAAATCATATTCAACGGATATAGCCATGTTAGAATTAAATTTCTTCCATGGCAATATCTCATTGTCTTTTTTTATATGTATACTATAAGAATTTTTAGACTCATCATAAAGTATGTGTGATATTTCGTGACCACCATATACTGATTGACCCAATGCGTAATGCATTGCATCGTTTTTATAATCAGAACCTATACTAATTTTTCTTATAATAGATGACATAATTACTCTGCTGAAGCTTCTTCTTGTTTAACTTCTTCAAAACTACCGTCCTCTAGATTAATTGTAATACTTCCGTATTTATTTTCTAGCTCAGACTTTTGTTTTTCAACATCAGAATTGATTTCTGCAATCGCGTGTAATAAAGAGTGCTTTTGAGTTTCTAAAAATCCTACCTGTGAAACAGATTGGTTTAATTTACCTTGCAACTCTTTTAATAATGTTAATTCTTCTTCTGTGATCTTGTTTTCCATTTGATTTAATTTAATTGTTTTAGACATTTTATTTATTACTATTTATTATTACCTGATTGTTTAGACTTTTCCCAAGTCCTTCCTACAAAGTAAGCACCGTATACCGTTATTAATAATGACTGAAATATAGGTATGTATTGCGTAGCAACTTTGAACCCACCGATATTACCATCAAAAAAAGATAACACAGTGAAAATTATAGTTAAGTATATTAGAACTAATGGGCGTATGTTTTTAGATAAAAAACTATCACTAGCCATATCAGCCTTCCAACGATCAGTTACTTGAGCCTGAGCGTCTTTATCAGCTTGTTCTAATAATTCTTGTATTTTATGCTTAGCAGCTAATCTTTCTTCATCCGTAGTGGTTAGCTTGTCTATTACACCACCAACGTCTTTAATTAGACCACCAGTTAATAAGCTTAGTATTTTTTTCATTTTTTATTTTTACCTCTCGTATATGTTACCTTGCTTGTCGTAACCGTGTTTTACCGGTCTAAAATTAGCTTGATAAGTAGCGTTTTTAGTATTAACTAGTTTTTTAACATCACGCCTAGAGACTCTGTACATTTTTGGATTTTCATCTTTTCTAACAAAGTAGTCACCTGTTTTACCTTCTATAGAAGCCACCTTGTAATCACCTAGTTTTTGTCCTTTTCCTGGAAATGGGGTGTTTAAGTCCTTTTTCTTATGTTCAGGTGCTGATTTTTTGAAATCTCGTTTGTTCGCTTGGTTCGCATACTGTGCCTCTATAGATTTATCGGAATAACTAGTAAGAGTTGGCGGTTTGTAACCTGGATGATGTTTTTTCTCAGCAGACGGTTCTTTAGGGTCTTTGTGATCTTCACTGTGAAGGTGTAAAGGTCCAGTTTTGTAAAAAGGTGTGTTTTTTGTTGAATTTTTCATATCTGTATTTTTATTGTATGCTTCTTTTTCCCAAGGTAGATTTTTAGCTCCTTCATTCATTACTGATCTAGGGTATTTCTTACCTTTCCAATAAACGTTATCGCCATCATAATCTAAATCTCCTCTACTCATTTGATCTAGATGCACTTTTTCGTGCTTTATAACTTCTTCTTTATCTTTACCACTCAAGTGTTTATCTATCAGTATAGAGCCATTGTTTAAAGCTTGACCCATAACACCTTTCTCAGTATCAACCTGGTATATAGGAGTGTTATCCATAGACATTTCACCCATCTTCATACTGAAAGCCATACTAGTATTTACTACAGCTTTTTTTATTTAACGGAGATCCAAAACTTGATTTACAATGCTTAGACATAAAAGATCCTTTAGAATACAAAGGGCTTTTTGATTCACCTTTCATTTTGAATCCTTCACCAGCAGCAACTTCTAATTCTTTTTTCTTTTCGTAGTTACCTTGTTTTTTCTTACCAGTTTCGTAATCGTGGATTGCGTTTCTAGCATAATCTTGCTCTACTTTTGCTTTACTTTTTTTCATAGTTTTTATTTTAACATTTCCATCTTTTTCTAGCGGCTTTACCTCTTTCACCAGTCCAACCTTTAGATCTAGCACAAAAAGATTTTCTTCTTTTAGCGGCTTTGCTACCTGGTTTTACATCACCGGTTACAGCTGTTTGAAGCTTACTACCTGGGTTTTCTTTCTTGTACTTCTTAACACCAGCAGAAGTCATTCCGGCTCCTTCTTTTGTTGTTCTAAAATTTCTACCTTTTCCTTTTGTAGTTTTTCTAACTTTCAAGAAAGGAGAAATATTTTCTTGAGTATAAGCCATTATTTTTCTTTTTTAATGTTAAGCCATTTACTTAGCGTATATCCTATAGAAAGTAATAGTAGTATTACTTTTAAACTCATCTCTATATTTGTAAAAGTTGTCACGCCTAAAGTTAAAGTATTTGCTGCATATAATTTCAAATCACTCATAGCTTTTTTTATTACAAGCCTTTAGCTCTTTGAGTTATAGGTCCTTTTAATGAGTCACAACCGCAGTCAGCTAACTTTAGCTTCATACCGTTTATACCTGAGCTAGATCCTTTTCCGTGAGGTCTACCGTCTTGACTTAATGGTCCGTCCCATAAAGTATTTTCTCCTACAATTCCGTTTTTTCCTTTCATAGTTTTATTTTTTATA